GCAAACGATTTTAGACAAGTTGGTCTTGTCGTAGACCCAACCACTTTTGGAACATCGAGTGTTGCAAGTGCTTCGACAGCACGACAAACTTTTGTTGTCAAAGGTTCTAGTGTATCTGGAACTTTCACAGCAGACGAGAAGATAACACAAGCAACAACAGGTGCAGTTGGAAAAGTCGTAGAATTTGACTCAGACAGAAACCTACTCTTTTATCAACAAGAAAGATTTGCAGACTTTGGAACAAGTTCTACTAATGGTGGATTTACTGCGTTTAGTGGAACAAACACTATCACTGGTGATAGTTCTAGTGCAACACTAACACCATCAAGTACAACTGAAACAGTTACACTAGCAAATAACAATACTTTATCTCTCACAACTGGTTATGCGAACCCAGAATTACAACCAGACAGTGGACAGATAGTATATCTCGAAAACAGAAAACCAATCGCAAGAGCGTCAGACCAAACAGAAGACATCAAACTTATTATAGAGTTCTAGTATGCCACAAATTACAGATTTAAACATCGCACCTTATTATGATGACTTTGACAAGGAGGATAACTTCCATCGTGTTCTCTTTCGCCCTGGCTTTGCAATACAAGCGAGAGAATTAACACAACTACAATCAATTATGCAAAACCAAGTCGAAAGATTTGGTAGACATATGTTTCAAGAGGGTTCAGTTGTTATACCTGGCCAAGTCACATACTCTGATATCGTGACTAATGTTCAACTCGCATCCACATTTGCTGGGGAAACGATAGACCCAAAACAATACTTCAATGCAACCACTCCAGTTATAGTTACAGGAGCAACAAGTGGGGTGAAGGCAGCTGTTATCGGATATCAAGATGCAACTTCAACATCACAACCTCTATTACTTTTAAGATATTTAAATTCTGGAACAGATAATGAAACAGAGTCGTTTTCAGATAGTGAAAATATAACAGCAGATGTTTCAATAACACATACCACATCGTATGCAGCTGAGATTGCATCTGCAACCACACACTCTACAAACGCAGCTCAAGTAGGTTCTTCTGTAAAAGTAGAGGAGGGTGTTTATTTTATTCGTGGTCAGTTTGTAAGATGTACAGAACAAACTTTACTTTTAAATGCAAGTTCAACCTCAGAAAGTGCAAGAGTAGGATTCACAGTCAAAGAAGAATTATTAACACCAGAACTAGATGCTAGTCTTACTGATAACGCAACTGGAACTACAAACTTTGCAGCCAAAGGTGCTCACAGATTAAAGATTACACTTACCCTTTCAAAAAGAGACTCTGGTGCGACTGATGACACTGATTTTGTTGAACTCGTAACAATAGCGTCTGGAAGAATACAAGCAAATAAATCTGAGTTTACAAAATACTCAGTTCTTGGTGAGAACATTGCAAGAAGAACTTTTGATGAGTCTGGTAATTATACTACTCGTCCATTTCAATTTGATATCAGAGAGTCAGTTCCTAACTCCGTAAAAACAAAAGAATTTGAGGGTGTGTATGCGAGTGGAGGGACTACAGATGATGGTGCAACTGCATCTGAGGATTTACTCACAGTTGCAATAACACCAGGCAAGGCATATGTGCAAGGTTATGAACTAGAGAAAACTGCGTTAACATTTAAAGATTTGAAGAAGGCAAGAGATTTTGATACTATCAACGCTGGTGTCACAAACTTAGAAATAGGTAACTTTACAAGAATAACAAATGTATATAATACACCAGACATTGGGGATGTGTCTGGAGAAACAACACCATATAAACAATTAAAATTATTTGAACTACCAACCTCGACAAGAGGAAGTTCGACAAGTATGGGTCTTAACATTGGTGTAGCAAGACCAAGAGCATTTGAATTTTTACAAGGAGTTGTGGGTGACACAGCTGCAGAATACAAATTATTTTTATTTGATATACAAATGTTTACCAGACTCACATTAGACGACACACCAAGTCCACTTCTTACTGCGACACACTCAACTGGTGTTCAGTTGAAAGGTGCAACATCTAATGCAACAGGATTTGTATTTAGCACAGAAACAAGTGATGATGGTCTTAGGGCTGCATCTGTAATCAATCTTGTAAATGTAAAGGGTTCATTCACAGATGGTGAAAAAATAATCGCATCTGATAGTGCAGAAACAGGTAAACTTATTGAAAACGCTTCAAATACAGATTTAACAGTTTCTTCATCAAGGACATTTAAGTTTGAGGATGCAAAAGGTATTTTTATGGATGACGATGATAGTGGTCAAAATTTTACTGCTGACATATCTGAAAATAAAAGAGGTGTAACATCTTTTGTTAGACAAGAGGATGGAGATGGAGACTTCATCTTAGGTGAAGATGGTGCTGACTTTGATAGAGTTGAACTTGAGGTTGTTAGATCTGGTTCTTTACAAGAACCAGAAAAAAATCAAGCGATTGTTCGAATGCCAAAACAAATAATCAAAACATTATTGACAGACAGTAATGCTGGTGCAAGTGATTCACAAATAACTATAAGAAAACAATTTGTAGGTACAACAAACTCCTCTGGTGCAGTTTCATTTTCTGCTGGTACAAATGAAACATTTGTGAGTTTTGCGTCTACTGATTATTCCATGTCAATACTAACCGCTGGTGGTGGGACTGGTTCTCAAGGTGATTTAGTAGATATAACTAGCACCATATCTGGAACTGGTAGCACAACAGTTACTATTACAGATAATACAATATTAGGTGCATCTGCAAAGGTTAAGTTTATTGGAACAGTTTTAAAAACCTCTGTGAGTCCAAGAATAAAAACAACAAATCTTTTGAAACAAGTTAAAGTTATTGCGAGTGATGATGATGGTGCGTTTGGTGTCAGAGCTAATGATAAGGAAATATCTTTAGGTCGTGCAGATGTTTTCAGATTGCAAGCAGTCTATGACTCTGAGGATACAAGCACAGATGCATCTGCTCCGTCTATGACAATATCGAATATCACAGGGACATTTGAAAGAGGTGAAAAGATAGTTGGTGGGACTACCAATGCAAAAGGTAGAATATTATCCACAACATCACCTTTATCCTATTCTTTAAATGGTACTTTTGGTGTAACAGATTTTGCAGCTGGTGAAACTGTCACAGGACAATCCTCTGGTGCGACTGCGACTGTGGGAACACTCACCGCTGGTAGTAAAATAATTACACAGAACTTTGAACTTGATACAGGACAAAGAGATAATATTTATGACATCGCAAGAATAGTTAGAAAACCAGGCGCTGTTGTGCCTAGTGGTAGATTACTTGTGGTATTTGACTTTTTCTCACATGGTGCTGGTGAGTTCTTCTCTGTGGACTCATACTCTGCAAGTGCTGGACAAATGAATTATGATGATATACCAACATACACTGCGGCTAGAGTTGACCCAGATGACCCAGAACCAACTGGACAATTTGACTTACGAGATTGTATAGACTTTAGATCTACAGTTGCAAACGTGACAGGTGCAACCGACTCAGTTACAACAGTGGATACCATAACGGGAAACTCATTTGACTTTTCTGCGAGAGCATTTTCTGGAACTGGTTCTGGTGTAATTAATCTACCAAAACCTAATAGTGCATCAACACATGATTTTGAATTTTATCTTGGTAAAAAGGCGTCAGTATTTTTATCAATTGATGGAGAATTTAAAATTATTGAGGGTTCATCTGCTGAATTTCCAGAAACACCAAAAGATCTTGACAACGCAATGAAGTTAGCAGAGATAAATATACCTCCTTTTACATTTAAACCCACAGATGTAAGAGTTCAAAGAGAAAAGACACAAAGATTTACCATGAGAGATATTGGTAGATTGAAAGATCGCATTGAGAGAATTGAGTCTGTTACTGCACTTAGTTTACTTGAGAGAGATGCAGAGTCATTTGAAATACAAGATGCAAATGGATTGAATAGATTTAAGTCTGGTTTTATTGTAGACAACTTTTCTGGTCATAGAGTTGGACAGACCCTAAACAGGGATTATAAATGTGCGATTGATTTTGAAAATAAACAATTACGTCCCAAGTGTATTTTAAGAAATGTTGCATTGACAGAGGTAGCGACAAGTGATACTGAGAGAACAAGTGCTGGTTATCAGAAAACAGGGGATTTGTTAACACTCCCATATACATCTACATCTTTTGTAGACCAACCATACGCAACAAGAGTTGAAAATGTTCAAACATATTTGATTCAAGAGTGGGTTGGTAGGATTAATCTTTCACCAAGTGGAGATGAATGGTTTGAAACAGAAGTCGTACCAGCATTAATAATTAATCGTGAAGGTAACTTTGATGCGGTTGTTTCAAATCTTAGAAACAGTGGAAGATTAGGAACGGTTTGGAATAATTGGGAAACACAGTGGTCAGGAGTCGTTTCTACTTCAACTGAGACAAGTAGAGAGAGAAGACGTTTTAGAGATAGGCGTGGAAGAACTGGAACACAAGTTTTTGAAATAGAAAGAACTACTACAACATCAAGAACAGATTTAAGAAGAACTGGTGTTAGAACAACAGTTGTTGAGGATGTTGAAGAAGAGTCT